TTTTTTTTTATTCCTAATACCCCACTTCATACCTTTCTTTCCAGAATGTGATAAATATGAGGAATATAGATTATTGTAATCAGTGTACATTATTTACCTCTATCAATCTCTATAATGAATGATTTCTCATTTTCTAATTCCGAAAGTAAGGTATTGAATTCGAATCGATATGGTTCTTCATCGTTAGAAACAATTAGAGCTCCACCGACAATTGGGTAGCTATTCATTAAACTAATCATTGTCACGCAATTAATTACGTAGAATAGGCATACGACACAATACAAAGTGGTATTAGTAAATAACTCATTCCTAGTGAAGTATAGAAAAGAAAAAACAATAAACGCTAAGAGCGTAATCACAGAAAATACCTTAAATAGTTTTTTCATGTCTACTTCCTATTCTTCGAAATAATGCCATTTACTAAATTAACTCCATCTTTAACAAATCTCTGGTTTCGCATCGCATATAGACCAGCAATAGTACCACTAATAGCGATAATATTCCTAGCAATCGTAAATCCTCGGTTCAATGGAGTAGTCGATAGCCTATTGTAATTTTGCTCGAGTTCCATCCGTTTATTCAACTCACGAAGTTGATTGTTTGATAAATATTTAGAACTCTTACGTCTAAGATTTTTAGTCTGTTTGTAGTCTTTAGAGTAATGAGGATTCTTAATTCGATTCTTTAGCTTTTTTACCGAATTCCGAATTCCCCACTTCATACCTTTCTTTCCAGAATGCTCTAGAAATGAATTGTAAACATTATTGTAGCTTGTATACATTATTTCACCTCCGAGCCATAATAAAATCTCCATTCACTTTCAGCAATTGACTTGTTAATTGCATCAGCGACAATTGATGACGATGGAGGATCAAAAATTAATCTAACCTTGCAGAATACGTAATTCTTAACAAATGGTCTTAACTTGCTATCTTGGCAAATTGATTCCCACGTTGTTGAATTTGTAATCTCGCTAGGAATAGTTACCTTGCCGATCTGATCGAGCGAAGAAAGTGCTGAATGAACCAACATTAAAATCTCTTGATCGAACGAGTCCGTGTCGTTTACTGCCAGATAATCTTTAATACTGCTGAGGACTGTAGCCATAGTCTTGTTCCTCCTCAGGATAGTATTGCTGATCTGGATACTGCTGATCCTGGTAGTACTGTGGATCGCCACCATTTTGAACTTGGCTCATGTCGATAAGATTCTTGTTCCTGAGTTCGTCAGCCGATGGTTCAGACGATGGTTTAAAACCAAGTGCCTGCCTAAACTCATTACCGGTTAGAACCTCATTACGGCTCAGAGAATCAACAAGGCCAGCAATCTGGGTAACAGTAAGATAACTAAACGGCTTTTGGAATGCCATAATAGCTTGCTTTTGAGACCTTGCGGTCCTTGTGAGAAACTTCCTAGTAAACTCCAAAGTAACAGCATTAATTATTGGTGTCACAACTCGGTTGTAGTAATTCGTCATTGTGTCAGCAGTTGCTGTTCCATTAAGAATTGTAGCATCCATACTCAACTGATCGTACAATGTCTTAGTTAGACTTTCGATCTGAGGTAATAGAGCATTCTCGATCGGTCGATTCAACTGTGTGATCTGTTCTGTAGCATCAATGTATGCAATTCCATACTTAGAATTATTTAATTGATCCTCAATGTTTGCTTTTCGCTCTTGAGCACGTTCTTTTTGAGAATCACTTTTAATTGTGTACGGCAACTTAATGATCATGTCCAGTTTAGAAGAGTTGTTCTTCGCATCGGATTGGTCAAGAAGACTCAACTTGTAAGTCAATCTTTTCAAAGTTGAATTAGGGCTATTCATTACTTGATAGAATGGATTCTCGATAATCGCAACAGAACGTTTCGGAAGGATGATGTCTTCTTTATTGCCTGTCCTGTCATTGTAGACATTAACTTTGATATTGTCTGGATACCATTCAATAATCTTAGCAACACGCATCGAATAAATATCAAAAGAAGTATTATTGATAATGCTACAAGACGTATCAATCGGTACTACAGCAACAACGCCCTCTTCAAGCATTGACGAGATCAGATCAATCATAAATTGCTGACTGGTTTGATCTTTGTTAGCTTCTAGTTTTAGACACTCATTCAGTGTACTATCTATTGACTCACTAAAATTGTTATTATCGTCAACACGACAATGTTCAAATTTAGTCAATGACACATCAACAGAAATTCTATTAGTAATAGAGGTCATTATGGTTCGTTCAGATCCAGATATTACCATAGCTTTATCCGGTCTATAATATGAACCAGCACCATAATTGTTTAAATTCCTAGAATAATTATCTTGCTTATCTACAAGAGCATTCCAAGCATTTTTAAATCGATCACTTATACTTGCCAATTGCTGTCACCTCCTTAATATGAACCACGATTACCATACAATAATCTATCAGCATTATACTTATTTTCAAGTATTGATGCTTCTTTTAATCCCTTACTAGAATCATTAGTTCGTTTATAGTAATTAGTTGCTGCCCTATTAGTATCGTGATTGTTTGTAGCAATACCAATAGCTGATATAGATGCTGTTAGAACTCCAAGAGATCTTATAGTTCTATATGCAAAATTTCTATAATTATAATTCATATATCCATGATATGCATGCAATGTTTCGAATCCAGAAATTGCTGCTTCGCCTTTTCTCTTTATGGCGTCTGGGTCGATAATTACAGTTGGTCGTTTTGAATTGTATCCGCTGTATTTTCTATCATTGATATCAATAAATCCAGAATACCCTTTTTTCTTAAGAGCATCATACATTTTATTATATGAATTATTAATACTATCGTTATGGGATCTTAGCACGTTTGCTCGATTTACAACGTCGCCAATTTCTCTCTCTGATAGTTTTCTGTCGGCATAATATTTTCTTTTAGCGCTGTTAGATCCATAAGTAGATATTAAAGAATTGACAGTATTTTTAAAATCTTTATCTTTTTCGTATTGATCATAAGCAATTTTATTAAAATCATTTGGAGATGCGATTTTCAATTTACCGGTCGCCTGGAACGATTTTCTAAATAAAGCGCCATCAGATGTGTCGACACCACGACTTCGCAGAAACATATGCTCTCCAACAAGGAGAGTATTATACTTCTTTTTATCTTTTTCGTTGGTGTATACATAAAAGCCAGCGACCTTTTCGTCTCCAGCAGCTTTTGTAATTCTACCGATAACACTATTCTCATCTAGTGTATCACCAGTAGTATACCTCAAATGATTTCTATATGCATACGCAGCAGCAACAGAGCCAGCCAAAGCAGCTCCAATAAGAAGCTTCTTTTCCAAATCAGTTCTTTTTACAGCGGCTATTTCAGCACTCTGTTTGCTCATGCCTTTTGCCATATATTTATTTTTTAACTTTTCTTGCCTTTTAGACAGACCATTTTGATCTATTCTATCACGGATCTTTGAATCCTGATACTTTGCTTTTAGCAGTTCTTTTTTATACGAATCTTTTTCAGAACGATACTGTTGTCTTAAACTAGCAGTTCGTTTACTATCCTTACGAATTCCCCACTTCATTCCTTTGACACCAGAATGATATAGATAATTATTCATAACAATCAACTCATCGTGCTGGAGGAAGAGCCATTTGAGCAATTCGTTCAATGTGCAAGTCTTTTACTGCTTTTGGAGTTTTGTTTTTATACTCAACATAATTGAGAGCTGCAATCTTGATTAGATTTTTAGCTAACTTTGCTCCGACTACAATTTGTTTTCTATACATAGCAGCGGTAATAACACCTTTTGCAATTTTGTTCGATCGATTATTAATCTTATAGTATTCAGCTTTTTCTTGATTTGTTAGTTTTTTATTCTTTTTGATCTTGCGATTCATCTCATAGTGTGTATCGTTCGCTTTAATCCTACCGGCGATTACTCCGGAAAGTTGTCCAGATCCACCAAAAAATGCTCTTTTAATATTTTTACCTGCAACTGCCGCAACTCCACCATAACCAAGTTGTTGTCCAATGGATTTTGCGTATTCGGCAGCTCTTTTCCTAACTCCCCATTTCATTCCTTTAACTCCGGAATGATATAAAGAATTATAGTAAAGATGTTCATAATCCGTATACATTATCAAAAATCACCTCACTCAAATAGATCACGATTTAGTTTAAATGCGACATATGCATCGAGCATAGCCGCAACCGAGTCTATTTTTTGCTCGGCTTTCTTTTTGTATAGCTTCTTGTTTCCATTTGTATCGATTAAGGCAATCGCATTACCCATACAGAATGACATTAAATCTTCGTCAAATAAAAGACTACGATTTTCAGACAATTTCTTAAGTTCGCCAAGTGGAACGCTTTCAGTTTTTGAACCTTGCTTGACTGTTTCGATTCCAAATGGCCCATTCTCGGATTCCCATCTTGTAACAAATTCTCTTGCGTTGTATGGGTCGTATCCGAACGATCGAATATCATAATCATTGTCAGTAATGAATTTGTCTAAGTCGTCATAAACCTCTTTGTCGAGATTTAGGGTGACACCATCCATCACCATCAATGATCCTTCTTCCATAAATGATTCATACTTCATTCGCATTGCGACAGGAAGTTTATTCATTGTGTCAGAAGTAATATAGCATCTTGTCTTTATACCATATTGATCGTTACCGAGTGGGAATAAAAATGTAAATGCACAGAAGTCATCGCCACGAGACAAGTCTGCTCCCATAGAGCAAGGCATCTTCCAATAATTTTGTTTCCTATGCGGGAGAGTCTCTTCGTATGTAAAGAAATATGTATAACCTTCAAGAGGTATGCCAAATCTCTTTGCAAGAATATCATTCCTTGTTGATGGAGACTTCTCAGCTCGCTCGACGTCCAATTGATACGTCTCATAGGAAACAGTCTTACCAATATTGGGCGAGGCTTTCATCCACATCGATGGATCATTAACTTCTTCGATGCTATCAAGACGATAATAAAAAATCGAAACATGCGGATTGATGTACTTTCCATGGAGAATATCTAGCAGCTCCATTTTAATAGTATCGCCAACACCGTTTCGAACAGTTCCTTCTGAACTTGTGGCTAGAATGATATAGTCATCAAGCTTAGATGCACCCTGTTCGATTGCGCCAATTACATCTTCTCGACATTCACCAGAAAGCCACTCATCAACGGAAGAATACTTTGGTCTAGCGCCTTGCAATTTATCAACTGACATCGGTCGAATTTCCAAAAGCGAATTTGTTAGGAAATTTTCGATTCCTTTTTTGGATGGTGTCAGTTTAATTCTATCTTTCCGACTGGCGGCAGTATTTTGTAGAGATCCATCGGTTAAAAATTTAAACAGCGGACCTCTTGCTCTAGCGATTGCGGTCTTAATCGGACTTAGAGTTTCTTCCGCCTGTTTCATTGTCGGAGCAGTTGCTATTTGGGATGTGGTCTCGGTATCAACATTAAGACCATAAGCATGAATGCTCGATGCATAAATAGATTTAGCAGATCCTCTTGATGTAATTATGTACTGTTTATTGATCAGTCTCTTCTTGACTTGCTTAGTCACGTACTTTCCACCGTGGCCATCGGTATTCGGAACATACACCGATCTCTCAACATAATACCACCAACCAAATAACTGCTCGGCCCACAATTTAAATGTGTCGAGTAGATGCATATCAGATCCATCAGTAAGAGTTAGCTCTTCATTACAGAATCGAATATACCCCTCAACTTTTGAATCGTCATACCAGATACCTGGATTGGAAATAAGATCGTCTATTCTGTTCATCTCGTCAACGATCTCTTTGTTAACCGGAATTTCGCCGTTAATAACTTTTTCGCGGAAGTCTCCATAGTACCAAGGAGTCGCTGTGTTAGAGAACATGTAATAGATTCACCTACTTCCAAAGTGTTGTGTCATTTGGCGTTCTATCAATCATCGATCTATTCAGAATCTCTGTTCCATAATGAATTGCTTCGTGAGTCAAGTGACTTACACACACAACATTGTCTGGATCAAATATGTTTCTAGATCTTTGCTTGATGTCATCAAGAGTTAGCGGATTAATATGATGGATTAAGATCTTATCATTGATTGGAAAATCTTCACATGCAAGATCACAACCATTGTCTCTAATTATTATCTCATTACGAAATGATTTCCATTCGTAAGATCTATAAAGAGCTTGATTCAAATATCGACTTCCGCCAAATGTCGGATGAGATACAATTCCGCCAAGAGACAAATATGCTAATCGGTCTTCGTATGACTCAAGTTCCATCATTTCAGAATATGATCTAATCATACGGTTCATCTTCTGATTGAATTCCACTATAACTTCGCATAGCATCGAGAGCTTGTTGATACAATGCTTCCGAACTTCTTGACGCTTCGAGAGATTCAGTCTTTGCCTTGAGCAATTCGTTCTCTTGAACGAGCTTCTCGTTCTCTAACTTTTGTCTAGTTGATCCAAGTTTGAGATAATGACAAATAACTTGAGACGATGCTGTTCCATCAAGGATTTGTTGCTCGGCTAAATCTATAGCGTAGGATATAAGTTGCTTTTCCCTGGCCTCTGGCGTCAAAGCCGGTGCTAATCGCTTCTTCGCTCTTGCCAAGATTCCTCCTTTGCTTAGATTGTCTAGACTTTACAAACACTTTCATGTGCTATGGACTCGGAATGTGAGTAGTTATGCTATGCTTGAAAGGAGACTGAACGCACCAAATTCAGTTTTGGAGAGGTGTTGGTTTCATCCCAAGTCCACAGCATATGAAAGTGTTTTTCCGAAAAACCCCTGCGGGGAATTTTTTGAGAGCAGCGCGATGCAGAAGGGGTGGAGTTTTCGCGGGACCCCTCCCCCTCCCGTTAAAAATAGTCAAATAACGCATATTATTTTATATCTTTTTCTACTTTTTTGTAGAATCCGCTTTGATCCATTGCCAAGATTTCATCGATGGCCTGTTCTTTTTGAAATTCCATGAATGCGGGATCAACATCATCAGAATCTTTGATCAATCTTGCTAAGTAACTTGATGTGTGATACCCTTTTTGTTCATCATACAGATACCAGTTATCAAAATCGGTTATTGGATCATACGGATTATCGATCGTCGTCAATGCAACAGCCATCGAGAACCTCCAAAATATAAACTATAAAGCTAGCACAAACATAAACAATGTGGTGTTTGTAATAGAGCAAGAAATATAACTTGTACTATAGACAACCAAATCATTGCTTTAGTGTGGTAGAATATAGATCTATGACCTTAGATATACCTTGAAATATAAACTATTGTGTATCTTTAGCCACTGATTAGAATATAAATCTTGATAGTCAGTCAAATATAGACACATAATCAAGCAAAATATAATCTAATTGAGCGCTAATACCATCTAAAAATATACTTTTCTAGTCAAATATACGCATACAGACTTGAAAAATATAATCAATGTATGCTTAGATACCACAGGTTCTACTAAAATATAATCTAAGGGCATTACAAATATAATCTAAAGCCACTACAAATATAATTCAGTACCAAAATATACTTTTCTGGGTAGTCCCAAATATAATTATGCCACGCTAAAATATAATAATTTGGAGAATATACTATAATATAGCAAACATAAATATAAATTGGACTGACTAAAATATAATTTAAAGCCTTTGTAGAAGGCTAGAGAATACTTATAGACGCTTTAGACACCACATAAATATAAACTAGCCTTCGTACAAATATACTATTCATTAAGAACCTTGGATATAGTACTGGTTGAGACGCCCAAACTATCGGCAATCTCTGCCAAAGTATATCCATTTGACTCTAGCATCTTAGCTCTTGCTCTCTTAGCGTCAGATATACCTCTTGATTCTCTAGGCATTGATCGTTGCTTTAGAATATCAAGATCTGAATTCTGAATTATCTGTGATAGCTTGTTTGTAGATATAGCTCCAGATTGAATTGCTTCCCATTCTCGATCAGTAATATCAACCAAACGAGCTTTCTTACTAGCTCCAGTTTGAAGTCTGGCTTGAGTTAGTGCCTGATTCTTAAGTTTCTTAATATCATCTTTGTCCATGTCTGGATTGTTCTGACGAACCAGTTTAACTCTTTCGTTAGCTAATAACTGAGCTTTTCGCTCTAGTGGTCGATTCTTCAAAGCAATATTAAGTTTAGCGTTAAGAGAGTCTACTTCTTGACGGTACTTAGCTTTAGCTTCTGGAGAATATGGGATTGGCTTAGTGGTCAAACTTGTCTTTCTAGCACTATTAGCTAATGCCTTCAATTTATTAGCATGATCGGCATATGTATTCTCCATTGCCGTGCCGGATGATAGAGAATATGCGTCTTCTGTTTCATACATCTTTGACGACTTTTGAAGCCTGACTACCTGTTTGCCATTCTTCTCATAAGTTTCGCCAGTCTCAGTAAATATCTTTCTACCAGTTTCTGGATCTACTTTGTAGCCATCTTTTCGCTTAGGTACTCTCTTGTCGCCTTTTGCTCTAGAAATAAGAGTGGAAGCACCAGCATTAGAAGCTCCTTGGTACTTTGCTTTGAGATTTGCAATGCCATTGTCAAGATATGATTGTCGCCAGTTCAAATTATGCTTCTCGGCATCAATAACAACCATCGAATGCCTAACAGCGGCAGCAATATCATCGGCAGGAGCGCCTTTGATGGTCATGTCAGTAATAAGATTGGAAATATCACCCATCTTACCCTGTTTATCGAATCCAGAGCCCTTTTCACCAGGCTTTGGCATTCCAGGATATCCAGGATATGCTACTTTAGGATCAAAATTCTTTAAACCTTTAAGTGGGGCCGAAGTTTTAATCTTTACTTTACCGACAGGAATAACAAGAACAGTGTCACCATCAAAATCCGCGCCAGATAAGCGCTCAGCAACCCTAGGATTTATACCGACAGCATCCTGTGCATTACCAATAAGACCTTTTGCTTTCTTGTTACTCTTGTTGTTGACTACAAGCTCAGGAATTTCGAACGTTCCACCATGAGGATATCGAATAAGTACGACTTTTTCGCCATTACGATATGATGGAGCATAGATCTCGGTATCTTTCATCTCTGGGAATGGTAATATAACTTTTGAAGCTTGTCTTGGTAGTCCAGCTGCTTTAAGATGCACAGCAGACGAATCACAATTATCCGCAAATTTATCAAGAAGTGTCTTCTTAATAACAGGATTCTTTAGAGAGCAAATCTCGTCGAATTCTTCTTTCTTAATATCATAAGCAAGTTTTAGCTGTTTCTTAGCGAGAGCTGTGCTCTGTTTGGATAACATCTGAGAAGATAAGGTCTTCTTCCATGTGTTCCAATCGCCTTCCTCGTTTACAATATTAAGAGCGGACAAATGTTCTTTGCCATCTTTACCAATATAGGTCTTTTGTCTAATTGTAGCGCCAAATGGGTTCTCTGGATCGTCTTTCATCTTCTTAAAAACGTCCATCTTTGGTGTTGAGGAGTTTTTGTTGGTATTGAATATGACATCGTACCCTTTTGGAATATCATCGGAGTACATCGCCATGCCTTTTAGATAATGAGTGCCATCGACTGCAACTCGTACCTGAGCATAGCGAGCAGCTCCCAAATCTAAATCTTTAACTCCTCTACGAAGCTCAATAACACCATCTTTATCAGATCCACCTTGATCTCCGTAATTTACCAAAATACGCTTAGAAGATATAGAAGATGGTGGCTTAATACCGACAACTGTCTGACCAAGATCCTCAGAATAAAATCCAGGGGATGTCACCTTTGACTGATTATCTTTAACTTCTTTATATGTGACATCTGGGGCTGCCAAAACCTTAATCGATGTAAATTTACCAGTTCCAAGTTGCTCAACTTTAAGATAATGATACGTATAACCTTTTGCTCTTAGCTGTTCTACAGCATTATCCAAAGTATTACGACTTACACCGATTTGGTTTTCGACTCCGCCACCGACATCAATATACTTTTTAGATGCAATTTCTTTCTCTAGCATCTCGGCTGTGTTGGTAGAGGCATTCTTTCTCATAGAAATAGCTGGGTCTAGCAAACTTCTAACACTAGACTCATTAATACCCATTCGTCTGCCGATTTCGCTATTAGAATATCCCTTGTCTTTAAGTCTAAGAGCCATAGCAGCTTTTGCGGCTCTTACTTCATTGTGGGCATTAGATTTATATGCCCTAAGCTGTTTTGTTTGAAGACCAAAATATTCAGCGATTTGCTTCTCGTTAAAACCATCTTTTTCTAGAACATCAACTGTAGATAGAAAATCGGAAGCATTCCTAGATTTCTTTGCACCTGATCCCCAAGGATATCGACCAGAACGGCGTTTTATGCCGTAGTGATATAGTTCATCAGTCATCTGCTTCTTTCATCTCCTCTATCAACTTGTCGAATCTTATAATTTTGTCCATGATGTGGAATATACGATCTGGTTCTGGTTCATTAACCAAAATATCATTCTTTTGATAGATGCGTAATTCCATACCAATCTTGTTTGGTTTTATGTCGTACTCTAAACAAAATAAAGCCGCATAGATTTCCAACTGATCCATTGACACACGAGTAACTCCAGTTTTAAGATCATGAATCCTTAAGAAATTATCTCTGAAAGAAATAGAATCAGCTGTGCCAAACGCATTTGGCGAATAGAATAAGACAACCTCTGGCGACATACGATATCCAATCGCATCGTTAACATACTGATTGAATGTCTTGTTGTCATTCGGCATCTTAATCTTCAAAGAAATATGCTCTGCCGCAAGTGCATGAATTCTAGTTCCAAGTTGTGCTGCTTGTACTGTAGAATATCGATTGATCAACTTTGCATCGTCATAGTTCAACCATGAATGCTGACTAGCACTCAAAAATGAATGAGCACCCTCAAAGTTTAAATGCTTGTTGAAGTTCATCTAACACCTCATCCTTGTTCTCAGGATAAATAAACCTTGCAAACGACATTGTGTCAAACATGTCAACGTAATAATCCTGATTTGGTCTATGGGAAGATGATGCACTTCGCTTACACTCTAATTTTGCCCACTTGTCTTTAAAAAATATAGTGATGTCCGGAGTTCCTTGTCTGTACCCAGGATCTGATCGCTCGATATAGCATCCAGGGAACAATGACTCTAACTCTTTCACCAACTCTCTCTGAAATTTACTTTCTAAATCAGGCATAGCAAAATCTCCTTCGGCAAAAAATAAAAGAGAAGGTTTTAAGGTTTAAGACATTAAAATTATTTTAATATCTTAATCTTCTCCTCTATTATAGCCGATGTTTTTAGCGCGGGTGCATCTACCTTGGCAAACGCCGAATAATTGAAAATCTTTTTCAACTTGACAGATTGCTGCATTCTGTAGTCTATTCTAGAATTTGAGACTAAATGATAGTAATGCAGATCGTAATATGTGTTGTTTACTCTATCAATTCGACCCATGCATTGCTCTAAAACTTTGTATGAGTACGTTTGTGAATAGAATATCATTGTATCTGTATCGGTACAATTCCAAGCATCATTGCCAGCAGAGTACTGAACTAAATAAACCCATGATTCAGAATTTGGTATTTCTTGATGCTTATGACCATTCCATTCTGAGAAAGTAATATGATTCTTCTCTAATGTGGAACGTATTAGATCAAGCTCATAATCAAAGTTGTAAAATACAATTACTTTCTTGTCTCTACACAATTCAATCAATTTATCAATTCTGCTCTTATCAGAATTAACGATTCGTCTAAGAATATAGCAATACTCAGAACTTGACTTTATCGGACGGTCTTCATATGGATTGAATAATTTCTTGTGAACAAATTTGTAAAGTTCTTTGTCATGTTCGACTTTTACAATATGATTATGCCGTTGTGTATTCCTCGGTCTATCCATCTTAACAAGTACTGCGTCTCTAAAAAGCCGAAGCGTATCTTCATTAATGTAATAGTCAATTTGAGGGAATTTGGCATACCGTTTATACACAACATGCTTCCTGATAAAATCAGTTTTGTTCTTATAGAAGCCATTCGCAATGAAAACCGGTAAATAATCCATCCACACATCACCAGGAGTAGCACTAAGCAATATCCAATTGTTCTTAGACGCAATCTTTATAAAAGATCTACTCCACTTACCATAACCAACAACTCGTTGCTCGTCGAAAATAAAGAATGCATTCTCTACATTAACATACTTGAATATGTTGTTCCAACTATCAATTGTTGTCACTGTCCCATAAAAAGACTTATCATTGGCTTTTAACAAAAATGGTAAAAGCTCAGAATCCCATTCGTGGAGGTCACGTTTCCTTGCCGGAGTGATTATATACAAATCTTTTGGCGTGGTTAGTTTTTTAATGTTTCCATCACTATCAAAAATACAATTACATTCTTTCCACATGTAATATGCGATTGCAACTATGGATTTGCCTGATCCGACTCCGCCATTTAAGACGGAGCCAGAACCAAGCTTCTTTAGTGCTTCTTTTTGATAGTCGTAGAGATTTACCCTAGAATGGGATGTCCTCTCCGCCATCTACTTCTCCACTCTCTTCAGAAATATCGTCAGAATACTTAGCATAGAATGGATCTTCCATAATGTTGACATACATGTTCTTAACATATGCCTTTACGCCAGTCTTACCATTAGCTTCCCAATGATAAGAACGGATAGTAATATCGCAGTTGATAATATCAGCATAGTCAAGCATGCCAATTGTCTCAGCATTCATAAGAACTTTCTTATGGCGGTCGATGCCATTAACAGAAGTTGTTACGACAGTGTAAATATTTGGTGGGAAATTATCATAACTAAGAGAAACAGCAAGTGTTGGAATATCAGGTTCACCCTCATCGCGACTTGGACGATACCTAACATTAAATCCGAGATCCTCTGCTCGCTTCGCATCGTCATCGGTCAGAATTGCTGAGAAATTACGAGAGCCCTTCTGATTATACTTTGAAGGTCTTCCCTCAAAGTTCCTAAAAATAACCTTTACGCCCTCAAGATTAAGATTTTCGTAAGCCATTGTTACTTCCTTTCGTTATGGATGCATCGTGCATCGTTACATTTAGAACAATCTTTGTTTTCTTTATCACACCATGGTAAATCTTGTTGGTCCGAAGCGAACCACTCAAAATCACCATACTTAGAAATATCAGAAACTGCTTCATCGACTAGAGCTCTAAAATACTCAAGATCAATATCATCTTCTTTAGAACACTCTTTAACAGTTTCACTTTCTAGCCATCGATATCCTTTTGTTCCAGAAACGGCATAATCCTTATCACCATTCCTTCTAACTAGAATACCGCCGCCACAACCAGATTTAATTGGAACAAATTCTCCAACTTTTCCGACAAACGAATATGAGTTAGATCCCTCAGGAAGACTTTCATTCATGTTAAGATAAATATCGCCCTTTTGAACTGCTTTGGTTTCACATTTATCTTTAAACTCAATCTTCTCTTTGGAAAATAACGTCTTAAACACATATGGATGTTGGAACTGTGCTCCTGTTGCTGTCCACTTTCCCTCATCTTCGCCATAGGACTCGTGAGCAATATAAACTGCTTGGTTCACAATGCACATCTTGTCATATGTTGCTTCATGCTCAAAATCATACTGATATTTCTTTCCGTATTCTACTACGAAATCTTCCATCTCTTTCGTACAATTTGCAAGCTTGATAGAATCGGTCTTAATATGGACGACGGTCCAACCTCTAGACTCGCACTCGTGTTTAAGGTTGATCATAAATAAAGCACCACGCTTTGCAACAATATTGTCGATGTTTCGTGGATCTTTGAATTTATTATCGAATGCTGCTGAGGTTAAACCATAAACGGCATTGATGGCAGTCTTTAGTGCTAACGTCAGATCTTTAGCAGTAAATGAAGCAGTTCCACTTTCCAAAGCGTCAACATATGGTTTGAGAATGCCACCTAGAACTTTTCTAGCATTATCCCAATCCGCATGTTTAATATAAAGCCTTGCGTCCTTTAGCTCTTTATACACTTTTGTATACTTATCGCCAAATAAGTTAAGTGCTACGACAGATGATGGATGCATTGAACTAATATCAAACAAACCTACATTGGTATACATTCCAGGATTGGAATATACATAGCCGCCTTCTCCAGGATCCTCTCCACGATATGAACTCTTGCCATTCTCAAATTTGTATCCAGGAAATTCCTTACTGAGATCTGTGTAAATAAACTCACTCTGAAGATTCCTATCATTACCAAATATGATCTTGGTTGTCAGTTGGTTAGTAGAGTCATTAACTGACATTCCTGCCAATGATGCCAGAATTTGTCTTGCAGCGAAGTCGCCGGACAGATGTTTAAATACAGCTTCTGTAGAAATAACATCATTGTCACAATACTCAGCTACTTTTTGCCAGTCTTTCTCATCTACTGGTTGATCCCAAGGGAGTCCAAGCTCTTTGTGGTGTAGACCAAGTTTAATCTCCCACTTCTTCAGACTCATCTTGTTTCCGGCAGAAGCGAAATCATAAACATCAGTGTAAGACAGAGAATATGCTTCAGAGAATAAGCAGTTCTTGCTTTGTCCGCTTACAATCTTCTGACTGAGATTATACAACTCTTCATTGTTGTATCCCAAATATCGAGCATACAGAATGTGGTTGTCATACCTTCGATTGTTAAATCCAACAAGTTTAAATTTAAACAGTTCCTCAATCTCTTGAGGTGTTGGGTTAATCATTCGGACACAAGTATCTCCGGAATCCATGTACTTCCAGTTAACTAGAAATAGATTAGGAAATACCTCAACGTCGTAAAATACAATCTTACCATCATTCTCATCTGGTTTAGAAAGTTCATCAGCAGTAATATCAGACTTAAAGTGCATCTTAGATACAACCTTCATGCAATACTCAGCATTATTTGTACTATTCATAGCAAATGTCAGTACTTTGTTTCGCATGTCGGTAACGTCGTAGACAACACCAGAAGAATATGCCTCATCTAAGATCTCTGCAATAAAATCAACGCTTGGTTTTGTTGCTGGGTGAATTTCTTTTCTCAGATTCTTGGCAATGAGAGATCGAATATGTTTCTCAGTCTTTACTCTATCAAAATTAATCACTTTCTCCTCCTTAAGGGGGAGGCCACTTGAAATATGAGCAATTGGTAAATCATTACAGTATGACAGCTTTCTTCTCAGAGAAGCATTACCAGAAAATACCTTGATCTCGATTCCATCATCATAAAGACGACTCAACCTATTAACATCGCCATCGTAAATATAGTGAAGATGAATACCAGCTCCACTCTTACTAAACTCGGCATATGTTTTTGGCCATCGACTAGCGGCAGCAAGATTTAATTCTGCACACTTATCTCCATCAGGACCCTTTAGATCAAAGTCAATTACAATATGGTTCTCTGGTACCTTTACAAAATGCAACTTCGAAGTGTCAATATCACCAAGTGTTGTAGTAACCTTGTCCCACTTCTTTGTTGGTGTTCCAGCTTTAGTGGCATACTGAGCTTTTGACTGAGTGTAATTCTGATCAAATATGGACTCGGTCTTATCAAGCGTAAGTACATCTAGCTCTTCTGGACTACTATCAACTGTAGCTGCATTAGTAAATTTATCAGTTAAGAAACCTGTATAGTAATTCTTTACCTGTTTACCTTCAACACGAGTAGAAATATCGAAGTGTCTAAAGTAATTCCTAAGCTCTTCTCTGAATTTATACTTTGGCATTTTGTATTCAACAAGAGATTCATCACAATAATCCTTATACATATCGTAAGCTTGCTTCAGAGTACATCCATCTTGTTTCTCGAATGTAAAATAACAAGACTCAACGAAGTTAAAGAATACATCAGTTTTGAACATCATGTCAATTGGACGATAACCAGAATAATAATTCTTTCCAAGAGCAGAATATACATCAAGACAATGTTGGGCAATTGCTCCTAATTCAAAATCAATCTTACGCACAATCTCAAAATATTTATCCGGAGATAACTTTCTTCCAGAAGGATGGACATCAATAAGACGTCGAATAATACCTGACTGTGCGTCAGTGATCTTAACAGGTTTGTTTGTGCCCATGAACAAAAATGAATCAATCCTAGTCGTATATCGAGATTTGTGCTTCTCATTAACAGACATTTCCTCATGAGAGGTAATCGAATTGATTCTTGTGTTGTCCTCAATCCTAGACAAATCGCCATCGTGTTGAATTCCGACTATTGGATTGTTCTTAAATACCTCTGCGGCAAACTGATCGCTGTTACTTCCAAGAGCTTTAGAGTCAAACGTCACATAATATCCTTCAAACAACTTCTGAATAATATTAATGATTGTTGACTTACCAGTTCCAGTCTCGCCGTAAAATACTAAGAACTTTTGAATATCTCGACTTTCGCCAGAAATAACCGATCCAATTGCCCACTCAATCTTCTGTCGCTCATTCTTATCATAGAGAGTGTCAATCAGAATATTGTAATTCTCGATTGGACCCTTCTCGAGAGAATATGGAAGACGTTTCGTCGCATGGTCATCTTTTGTGACTTCTGTGTTAGAGAAAATAACCTTCGTATCCAATTGATGGAAATTATCCGGAAGATCTTTTACCCATCTATTGTAATTTCTCCAAGATCCAGAACCATAAGATGTTGCCCATCCGACATGAATATCAGCTTCGAATCTTCCTTCTACTTTATCGTAGTATTCTTGAAGCTCGTCATCAATAATCTTTTGAACGTCATATTCGTTCTGAGACCACAAACCGATTCCTGGACACCAGACAGCGTAGAAATTTCTTCCACGAACCATAAAATCGTCAAAACGGCCAACACAGAAATCTGGATAAATATCCAACGTGTTTTTCTTTGAATCTAGCTTCTTTCTGACTTTGAAGAATTGCACTTTTTGCCTCCTTTCTGACGTTAAAATATTTTTCATACCTTGATTCAAATATTTTTAATGTGTTACCTTTTTACCAAAAATTTCCAAAATAGTTTTTATTTTTGTAATATAGTATATTTTTATAAAAAATATAAATTATATTAAGAAAAAGGTAACAAAGGTAACAAACCGCAGGTCAACATGGAAATCATATACCTTCAAATTACCCAAAAAGGTAACAAAAAGGTAACAAAATCGCCCAAAAAGGTAACAAATGTTACTTTTTTCAATCGATGTAGTCATCTTCCATGTCGTAAAAATTACTTACGTAGTCCGCAATTTGATACCAAATCTCCAAATCTGTTACCTTTTTGTTACCTTTTTGATACCTTTTTGTTACCTTTTTGGACGAAATGTTACCTTTTTGGAACTCTTTTGTTAATTCAAAATATTTGAATGTTTTGGGCAATCTTGTACGCCTCAAACCAAAGATTTTGACTAGTTCCCAGAACCATCCGTCCGTACCATAGCCACTCTCACATTCATCCAAAATATCGTCAGAAATTCGCTGTGCGAGAGCAATTAGTACCTCAAGGCAATTAGGTTTAACAGATTTGAAAGTCTCATACTCAGAATAGTACAATCCTTCATCAATCGAGAAATCTCTGCGAAGTTCAAACGCATCCATCTTACGATTTACATCATTCGGATGAATCCATCTAAACTCGCAGAGAAATAAATCATAAATAAATAGCTCATCATCTTCATTATCGTAATCAATATGATTGGTGAGCCATTTAAAATATAATTCAGACATGGCTGTAATACTCATGCCTCTCTTCTTTTTAGATTTAGTGGGCAATTGTCAATTCACCACCTCTCTATTCAAAATATAGTCTTTAGTTAATTGTGATTCCGTCGTCTTCATCGTCCGTATCAGTGCTGACTTCTTCGGACTCGTCAATATCGTCTTCGTCGTCCTCAGGATACTCTAGCTCTGCTGGATCAATAGTGTCGACTTCGTCATCAACCTCTAAGCTTGGATTATGAGTCTCGTTGTCATAGTAATATGCATCGTACTCAATAACCTCAGCAAGCATATGGACATTGGAATTACGGAACCAAGCAAGTTCCTTCTCTTCAGGATCAATCTCACCAATATACTTCCAGAATTCTTTACCAAGAAGTTCCTCTGGCTGCTCAACTGGAATATCATGCTCATTCAGAAGTACACGATCTCCTGCGTAGAACGAATATGTTGTCCTAATCCAGTCATCTTCATTAGCGCCTTCATAGAACTCATCCTCAGTAATTGGTCCTGGCTCTTCATAAGGAATCTTAATATCGTTGTTAACAGTCTCCCAACCGACACGAATATTAGGAATCTTAATTACGCCTGGTTTGTAATACTTTGAATAATCTGTGTAATTACCAGTTGAACGGTAAGAAATATTCTCTCGCTCATCTGGAATATCATCAGATTCAGTCTCAGCTGTCTCTTCAGCAGGAATATCAGGATCTTCTTTAGTCTCTTCAACGGGCTTATCCTCACTAAGTTTACTCTTTAGAGAATTGATCTCTTCACGAAGAGCATGAATATGCCTTTCAGTGGTCTTTAGAACCTCTCTAAGGCTCTCTACTTCGTGATTACGCTTATCGTCGTAATATGCCTTAGAAGCAAACCAAGACAGCGCAGAAACGGCTACAAGCGATCCTACGACTAGTACTTTATTGTTCATTGTAACTCCTTTCAAACAAAATTAGATTGGACAGGTATAAATCCCAGGATAATTTAGAATATCCTCTTCATATATACCTGATCCAACAGCATTTAATCCTTTTTGCCCTCAAATAAGGTCATACATAACACCATCTACATTAAAATCAAGAAGGACAGAAGGCTGCTCACTATTGATAAAGCGTGTCCTTACAGGATTTGATGCGGTGTCGAAGATACCAAAGTCAATGAAATTATCTCCATTGTCGCTGTTGTAAACCCAGCCAACGACCTGACCAGCAGGAGTCTTGTCGAATCCAAGAGTCTCATAAACATCATTTAGGAATACGTGACCCTTAGCTTTCAGCTGATCGTTGAACATTGACTGTGCGCACTGGAGAAAATAACGATTCTCTTCTGGAGACTTAGACCAGTTTGGATTATACTCATCAAAAATGCGAGCATAAATGGAAGGCATGTTAGAAGTATCAACACCATTCTCTGGAGCAACAGTTGTCTCCTCTACGGTCTTCTTGTTAACCTTCTTCTTTTCGGTCTTAAGTTCTACGCCGTGATAAAGAGCATCCTCTACTTCTTCTCCGAGTTCTTTAGCGACTCTCTCACGATACTTACTAATAGACTCAGTAAGCATAGAGGCAGTAGCCACCAGAGCAGCATTGCGCTTAGATAGAATATGATGAGCGCCAAGTACACAAGCGGTACTAGCAATACCAACAAGAATAGCAGGAGCATAGAGCTTTCCAATCTTCATTGCTGTCTGAACACGATTCAGAATAAGATCCTTCTTGTAATCTTCCTCAGAATATGTCTCGCCAGGCTTAATCTTTAGCTTACCTTCGTGTACACCCTTGATCTTGCTCTCAATATCCTTACCCTCGTCTAGAATATCGCCGACTTTGAGAGTTGCTTGAGAAGCAAGGACTGCGGTGCCAATAAAACCAGCAACACCGACAGTTGTGAGGATTGTTGGACTGTGCTTAGAAATAACAAGACCAGCCCTTCCAGCAAACTTTGTTACGTTGTTCAGAATACTCATTTTGATTTCCCTTCAAACATAGAACAACAGTTACGAAAAAATATAGAAGGAGGGACCTTAGCGAGTTATTTAAAACTTCATTAAGGTCTTTCCCCTTCTATTATAGCACATGTTTTTGACGCGAAATTATACAGGGATTTTCCCTGACTTGCGAAGACGTGTAAATATGGCAACTACCTGCTCATATGACATCTTTTTAACCTTATCTGGCCAGAATCTTCCGCCATATGCTTTAGTTACCCATTCACGCATCTGGGATTCAGTGAAAGTCATGTTATGACTCCTTATCAATATAATCCTTTGAAGCGTTAATCATGCATTCTAATGTGTAAATATTGCAAACAGTGCTAAACAAATTGTTAGAAAATATGGCCAATTCAATGCTATGCAGACACTCAAGCATTGACGACGAAGAATACCACAGACTATTTGGATCTTCCATAATATTCACACAATCATCAAATTCATAACACAAATCTGATATTTCACTGAAGGTATGAAAGAAATCCTCCAAGTTATTATGAATAATCGCACTTTTAAGATTGGATAGTTGGCATAATGTTCTATTGCAAATATCTAGTCTATGATTTGCAACTTTTGTTTCTCTTTTACTACTCATTTCAGTCTCCTTAAAAATGAATTGGTTAATCTTTAATGCCGAGTCGATAGCAGATAATATCGAATGTTGGATTCCTAATAAGTTGGAGGTAAACCAGTACAGCGTACCATACTGGTTTGTTCTCCTCACTTCTCCAAATTCGATAAGCTTGGTTATACTTGCTCATCAGAAGGACCTTTTTGTTTCTTCTCTTGTTCGTCTTTGATATTCATGCAAGACTTAAGAATGTCGTTTAGGTCATCTGTAGATCGATACATATCAACATAGAAGTTGCTTACTGGTACATCACCAAGATGAGGATTAATAATGCGATCTACAAATAGTGTAAGACCAGAAGAAATAACACCAGCTAGTAAAAAATCAAGAAACATTTTGTTCTCCTTTAATCAATATACTCTGGACGTGGTAAAATAAATCCATATCCATCCCTACGGCGCTCAATTTGAGCATTCCTAAGATCTTTCCAACCGACTTTGTTATCGGTATACTCAGTATCGAGTCCAAGAGCATCATAGAAATCAGCTTGAGTAGCCATTCCGTACACAGCAATTTGATCATCCATTTGTGCCAATACAAGCTCTGCTTCACGTCTCGTATCGACTACAACATTGTCATAATCAAGGACAGATCTTGGATTTACTTGTCGTGGATTTCTACGCTCTTCCCTCTCACGTCGGTTGTCTCGATCATAATATCTTCCGTATGAAGTATAAGTCGAACGACCTCTGTCTCGGTTTACTCCGTTTGGTCGTCTATTATCACCATAAAGAAGCATTTGGATTGCTCCAGTAATAGCATCAGAAATAACATTCTTTGCTGCTGGAATAAAGACATCAAACACCAAATAATCTCCGATGTTATCATCGTTATTAAAGAGGTTTGACTTTACTTTACTCCAAAGAGAAGGTTTCTTTACCTTTCCGTCAGCAATTTTCTCTACTTTCTTTCGCTCGTCCGTAGCATTGCTAGTTGTTGTAGCTTCTTTAGCTACTGTGCTGTTACTAGGATATACTGGAACTCCTGCCGAGTCTTTCTCCTGAGTATTAATCTTTCTCTCTGCCATGAAAATATCCAATCTATTTCTTAAAGTTTACAGAAGGCTGAACAAGATAATTCAGAACAATGCATGGTTCTCCGTTTGGAGCAATCATACTATCGAATGAAATATCCATCAATCGGTCTGCATTCCATCCGAGATACTCACCAATTGTAATTTGCTCAAGACCAACAACGTCATACCAATCATTTAGATCTTGTGTTGATCCCCAAATTACTTGCTGATTAAAATCGTTCATAGCAGTTCTGATTGACTCCTTGTCAGACAAGAAATATCGTCCAGAAACCTCATCAAATACCAAAGTGTCTCCGGAACCAAATACAACTAGTCCAGATTTACTAGGAACTGGAGTCTCAGAAATATTAGATTCATTAACTTTCTTTCTAATATCTCGCTCTTTGTCTTTACCAATAATATCAATGACTTCCTGTTGATATTTCTCAGCAATTTGCTGACTTGCAGCAACAGCAGACGAAAGTGCAACAACTTTACCACTTGTAATATGCATTGCTGCGAAGAAACAAGTTAAAGAAGTACCGGCAAGCAATACTGTAGGAATATAACACTTCCAAGTCGATTTAAGTGTCTCTTTCCAACCGATCTTGTCATACAAATCAGTCTTAGGATATAGAACCGACTCAATTGGAGTATCTGGATCAATCTCCTTAGCTTTTTCGTACATCTTTGTAATTGCCTTTGGTGTTTCTTTAATTGCCATAGCAACAGAGCTAACTGCTGTTACAGCACCAAGTCCCATAAGAATTGTTGTGGAATTCTTAGTTAGGAATTGTTTTGATGCGTTCAGTACATTCATAACTACTCACTTTCTTCAATAATTGGAAAAGCCAAACTATAGTCCTTAAGAATAATAGGAATATCAAAGTCGTCCATACCATAAATCAAGTCTACAACAGATTCGACATCGTTGGTGAAAAATAGAATTCTTGACTTATGAGCTGAAACTTTATTTGGTGTTGGACTATGTTTAACATTATTAGATTTAAATACCTCGATTACTTTTCTAATAATATTTTCTGGTCCGTACAATCCAAATATAGTTGGCCACTCTGGAAGATCCTTCTTAATATAGTCTGTTGGCTTCTCTCCGGGGAACAAAATAACTTGTCCGTCTTTCAAAAATGCAGAATTTCGTTTGAACATGAATTACCTGCTTGAAAAATGACGGAAGACAAGGTAAAGCCACCAAAGTCCACATGTGATAATACCGAAAATCACATCAAACAGGAAATTGAAAAAACCGTACTTCTTCATACCAATTCACCACTTTCTTTTGTAAATAAACCGTAACTAGCACCGTAACGTGCTTCAAACAAACGCATCTTTTGAATTACTTCGTTCTCTTCAGCGTCTGCCCAATCCAATAAATATGCACAAGCAGTCTCTTCCTTATTGTATTTGCCACCGATAGAGTCTGAAAACCAGCGAGCAAACCATGGAAGAACAAGATGAATATACTCTCTAGGAACGACAATATATCCTTTAAAATCGTATACTGATTTAGTCATTGTTTACCTTACCGAAAAAATATTTTGTCACATGATCGCCATCTTTTTCGATTTTAAAACACCTTTCGTCATGTGATTCTGAAAGCTCCAAATACTTATCAATATACCACTTAGCTTTCCGGATATCTTGATCATTGTTCTTTAGATTGTGCCTCCAAATATACTTGAATGCATTACAAATACAATAATCCCGTACAGCTTGTACTCCTTGTGTATCTAGCATAGCATCAATGCACTCGAATGCACCTTGAGTGTAATGATCTGGATGATTCACTTGATCTGACATCACTAAATATCCTTTCGTTCGGTCTGCAAATAAGACTTATTAAACTTGTGGTATAGATCCATATAGAAATTGTACATACTAACATCTCTAACAGAGATTGTCATAGGTACGTCCATACAGACTATATCAATTCCAAAAATATCACTATCACAACACTTAAATTCGTCGCTCCCGCCAAGAATATGGATTGTAAAGTGCTGCTTCTTAACGTCGGTGTATGCCTCTGTCTTAAAAGCAGTTATTTCTTTACCTTTATCTTGTTTACACGGTTTAAATTTGCTTAGAAATTTCTTGCGTTGTCGTTCTGCATCAGTACCGTCAGAAAGATACTCATAGTGATACTGAATGTCTTTCATAAGACGGTAAACTCCTAAAAACATTTCTCATTCCTGGCGATAGAGACAGCACAAATCAAATAAATAACAGAAATGACTACCAGTGCACTCTGCCTTTCAGGAGCGACTGACGAGTACATCGCGAAAGACCACAGCATAATATACAACAATCCAATACCAGCAATAACAAGCATCCAAGGTGACTTTAGGAAATCAATTGCATTCTTCATGAAAATTCTCCAATCTAAAAGAAAAAATAAGGAGAGCTGATTTTACAACTCTCCTTAGATCTGAAGGCTACTGCTCTTCTACAGTCTCGACAACAACATCATCAACTGCGTTAGAATGTAGCTCGTCTGCTGCCTTAGCATCCAAATAAGCTTTTGCAGTTGGAAGCATCTTACCACCAATAATGGCAAGTGCTGCTCCACCTACAGCGCTAAGAATGTTAATAACAACAGGCTTCTTAACTAGGTCTAACACTTTGTTCAATGCGTTCATAATCGTTTTCCTTTCTAAAGAACGCCTACACCTTCTATTATACGAGATGAAAATTTCGCGAACTCTAAGCCCTATCTTCTGGAACAAGCCATTCCATCGGGACAGTGAGTTTAGGTGGATAATCAAAAAATGTCTTGTTGGCATCGAAGTCAAATTCAATATCGGCAGTTAGATCTTTTGTATTAATTTTCTTAATATCAAAGACATAACCAACGTATTTATCTCCGCCAGCAAGAACTGCTTTACCAAGATTCTTCAACAATATCACCTACCCAAGACTCTTTTTACTAATCTGTAGAGCTCTGGTAACAATACTGGAATATTTATTAGTCGTTGAGAAAGATAAACCAGTATCAAAATTGTCAACAGATACTGAAACTCTTACAGAAATAACATCTGGAAAAGTAATATCAGTAAATTTTAATGCCTCTGGAATCTCTATGCGAGTGGTTAGCATATAGTTCGGAGCACCATAATGTGTGGTCTGAATATATCTGACATTCTTTCCATCCTCACTTTTGTTGTACTTTTCAACGACTTTGAAATCACCAATAAAATATGCAGAAGCCGCAAAAAGCAATGTATCTCGATCTTCCACCCCAGAGTTAATCATCTTGGTAACAATCTTGTCTTGATATTCCTCCTCAATAGCATTAATAATATACTTGATGATGAAATAATATGGAGTATTGTTGTCGTTCTTGAAATTTCGGCTAACAGCCTCGCCATTACCAAGATATTCAACGATGAACATATCAACTCCGCGCCTAAATGACAAAGTGATATCATTTCGGTCTTTAATGGTGCACACAATTCCTTTCTTATCGATCGTATACTCCCTGATACGTTCTTTGACTGCTGCATTGATCAATCCATCGATTGCATGTTGGAATCCCTTTGTAAGCGACCCACTATCTACAATCTTAGATAGGTCGACGCAAAGATCTCTGCATCCTGTAGAGTCAATAAATTTGTCGAGAAATGATGTAATATAAGTGTCCTGTGGGTTTGCCATAATTAATCTCCAATCGCAGATTTTTTAGAAAGGTCCGAAATTCGCTTTAAACAACCAATATAATCTTCGAAATACGTGACGGCACGTTTTGCTTCTTTTACCATCTCCTTTGTATATTTGTCTCCGCTTAATTTATCAACTTTGCTTACAATCGTCAGTATTTTTTCGGAGTTTTCATCTTTTACTTCCTCCAATTCAGATATCATATTACGGAATTTATAAGATAGATCTAATTTAACACCAATAGAAAATAAATTGTTGACTAAATCTTCATTATCCATTCTAAACCTCCTCTATACGAGTCCTATTTTGATAATCTAAATTCGCTAAAAATAGATGGAACAACCAATGACAAAATGCATATAAAAATAAAGTATCAATAGAAAAGAATACTCTATCCTTATAATAAATCTGAGCTCCTTTATACACGACTTTGAATTTGCTAAATTGCACATCATACATATTAAATTCCATAGATATGTCAAAGTTTTTGTTGTGCAGCTCTCCGTAGTTTTGCATGCTAACCAAATTAACCATGGTTGATACTACAATGTTATCTGATTCTAAGAAATTAATATTAGCCATTAATTCTTTGAATCTCGAATCGTCATCGGAATCGATATCGGTTTTTGTAAAACATCTTTTTAAAATATCTGAAGATGTTTTATCGTCTTGAAGACAGTATAAGCTCATTTTTGCTCCTTCTAATTATTATAAAATATTACCTTTTAAGGAATACCCCACCATTTTGCCGTCTAAATCTGATAGCCCAGTAAAAGATATCAAATAGCGCATTAAAATATGCTTCTTCTTGATATACTGTTCTTTCGCATGATATTGTGGCTTCTTTATAATTCCTAGATATCTTAATAACAATGTATGGATCTTCATATACCTTACTGATTTCGATATTAGCACTAAAATTTCGAGTAACAATAGTAAGGCTAGATGTGAAGAGATCGTCGAACATGACATCTGGTAAAACTTTGATATCTTTTGTAGTACAAAAATCAACAATAAATTCATCTATAGTGCTATCGTTTTTATTATCCATTTTTATTACACTTATCCTTAATTAGTTTAATGATTGTTAAAAATAACTTATATAGCGATGGATCTTCATATTCGTATAAACTCGACATAACGGATCTATTAGATACTGAATGATCGATTGTAAACCGAATTTGACCGTTGTAAACAACTATCGAAATATGGTATCCGCCAGCGTAACAAAATAAAGCATCCTTACTATACACATTGCAGTAATATTCTATATCTCGCTCATCAACCAGTATATCATAAATACAATGTAATGCGTGCTTACAAAAAGCTAAGTCGTAATCTGTAACAATCATTTCAACTCCTTGCTCAAAGAATTAAAAATAACCTCGCAAACATCAAAGAATACTGTTGAATAGTACCTTAAAAATGTTGCTTGGTATTTTTCAGAGGATGCCTTATCTCGTACAATAATCTCGAAGCTATCGTCGTACTTGACATTCTTAGCAATGACAATGTCCCTACTACTTCCGAAATTGATAATATAGGTTTCGATTTTTCGGTTATCATTTGGAACTTGCAAATATGTCTTCTTGATTGTGTACTTGGATAGACCGTTATCTCTGAAAATATCATAAACACAGCGTAAGATATGACCGCAAATATCGTAGTCCATTTTATTCTCCGTAAATAATCAAGCAAATTGATAAATATATAAAAATACTTTCAATAAATACTACAATGATGCAAATTAAAAATAGCATTACATCAAAATCGTAGGCTATCATTACTATTAGTCTGACTATCGTAAATAATAGCATAAAAATGCAAAAAGCTAACAATAACCAAGATAACAATCTCTCAATAAACTCAAGCATTTAAATATCCTCACAAACTTTTGACATATTTTTCATAGTTATATGCTCCTTCTTCATAACGATAGTTTTTAGAATCTTTTAAGCATGCTTCGTAAAGCACATGAATCCTATAAAATGTCTTTGGATCCAAATATGACGTAAATGCGTGCCACTTATACGGATCTATACAATTTGAAGATCTAATGCTAAATGTATCATTTGTAGATAGTTCTATCTCCATAACATGCGCGTCATTTACTAATATAAACTTACGATTAGTGTCATCATACGGAATCGCATAGAATGATACACCTAGAATGAAATATGGACAATTAGTATCGATTTCAATTTTGTATGTTGGATTATAAAGAGCACGATCTGAATCTCGAAATACACGAAATCTTACAATATTTCTAAGTTCGTTATCCAATAAAGTTTTATCGATCTCTGCAAGAATATCCATTATTGATTCATCTCCCTATAATGCTCTATGTACTTTTTCTTATACTTAAGATACAGTTCATAGTAAAATAAAGATGATTCCTTAACTGTCCTACCGCTTTCAATGTTACAAATCGTCTGTGGCGTTACGAACATCTCCTCGGCGGCCTTCCCGACAGTGATTCCTAGACTAATTCGCAACTTCTTCAAATTTTGGTACTTCATAGTGCTCCTTTCAAGTTATAATTACTCATAAAAATAAAAACCATGTTTTAAATGGCTTTATAACTACTGTAAATAACTGGTGTTTTATAGAAATACTTTTAATACTATAAAAGCCCAGTTGAGGTAAAAATATAGAAGAAGAGTCACTAACAAACGGTGACTGATCTTTCACAGCGGAACCCTAGTGAGCTTGGTAGCCTAAAGCTTTAAATCCAATCCTCTCTCCTTCTATTATATGAGATGAAAATTACGCGAGGTGTAAAAAGAGATAGCATGTATTTAACACACTATCTCTTTGTGGTAGCCAATTTACTCTTGGAACTCCGAATAAGAACAACCAAGAGCTCCGGATTCAACAACAGCTTTTGCGCACACTGCAAGACCAGCTACAATTAGAACTCCTACGCTTGCATCTTCCAAGCCAGCTTTTACACACTCTCCAGCCATGAATAAGCAATAGGATCCAATTGAAGCGTCGACAATCAGGTTCGCAATTTTCCCTGCGTTTTTAGCCGAAAACTTCTTAACTTTCTCTACGTTCATGATAACCCCTTTCAATAAATGGTTACTACCTCATTATACGACATGTTTTTGACGCGAGAAGAAAAATATATAGCATGTCTTTACAACACACTATATATTTAAAATCAGTAACTAATTAATTTCTAACAGCTCTTCTGTAAGTTGAATATGAGCTAATGCACCAGTGTATAGAATACAACCAGTGGTGACAAACATTCCGAGAGCATGCCCGTACTTTCCTGTAGCTAAACAGAGAAGTCCAACACATGCCGTAACGGTTGCACCACCACCCATTGCCATTCCAACAGCGGCCTCACCAAACACATACTGACGTACATTCATAATAAACCTCCAAAACTAGTTGATTACTACTTCATTATATGAGGTGTTTTTTATGCGAGGATAAAAAGATATCATAAGATTTTAATCCTACAATATCTTTTTTGAATCTAGCTAGCAACAGCTTTCTTCTTGTTTTTCTTGGATTCTTCTTCAACCATGTCGATGATCTTTACAAATTCGTCGACTTGTTTGTTGAATTCTCTAGCTACAGCTGCACCAGCAGTAAATCCTAAAACCTTAATACCGATTTTCCCTACAAGATTAACGGGAGCCGGTAAAACAGCTTCTAGAACCGCTTCTGCAACTTCACTAGCACAAATACTAACAACAAGTCCTCCAATGATTTTAATACCATCAATAACGTCGTCTCTAGTAACGTCCATAATAAACCTCCAAAACTAGTTGATTACTACTTCATTATAGGCGATGAAAAATATGCGAAAAAGATATAGCATGTATTTAACACACTATATCTTTGTGGTAGTCTATTTATTAAATTCTATATAACTATCAACACAATTCTTAATTTCAAAACCTGTAACTACTCCAGAAATGCAACCAGCACCAGTAAAAATCAAACTTGCCGTTTTTAACTCCAGCATACTAAACATCTTTCCACAAAGGAACATTAGTCCGGTAAAACTCAAAGCTCCAACTGGATATAGAATTTTGTCTGGATTATAGATTCCAAATTCCTTAACTTTCTCTACGTTCATGATAACCCCTTTCAATAAATGGTTACTACCTCATTATAAGTGAAGTTATCTACGCGAAAAAAAATATACCGCATGTATTTAACACACGGTATATTCTCTTTAACAAACGTACGTATCAGTGCTACGTTTCAATTAAGCCCTGATCTTCCCCAACAATCCAAGTACCTTGGATGTAATGACATCAGCCTTCTCATAATTGAGCATCAGCACACCAAGCAAGACAGTACCAGCAACTGTCAGAATTGTATTTGGATCTGGACCTTTTCGAACTTGCTTCGATTTAGCGTCCATCAACGAATTCAATTCATCAAGTAGCTTATCGTACTCGTCTGTGCCGGATGGCGTAACGCTCAACGCTTCGAGAAGCGACATCACCTCACCTTCGTACATAGATTCATTAGTATCCTTTTTCTCAGGAAACTTAAATTTAAACATAACAAACTCCTTTCAAACGTTTATTACCTTCATTATATGAAGTGTTTTTGGCGCGATGTTATACTCTTGTCGATTTCTTTACTCTTGAGTAGATTTCATTCTCGGTTTTAAATTGTTTGTCTACAGCATTATTCCAATTATTGAACGAAATGGCGCTAACAGTCAATCCGGCCAAAGAACCAAGCGCTACAGCTTGACCAACGGATTTTAATCTACCACCAGAATATTTATCAATCTTTTGTGCAGCTATTAATCCACCGACCGATGCTAAGAAAGCTCTACCAGCGATAGACCCAGATATGTGTCTATCTTTAGCAATCTTGGACAAAGTTCCTTTGTTCTTTTCAAATTCTTTATTCATTTTATCGCTAATTTTAGAAGCTCTTTTTGAATTTACTTTATTATCCCACCAGTTTTGATTTAGATGACTATATTTTGATCTATCGAATTCTTTCTTAGCTAAGATCTCGTATTTATTAGTCATTCTAAGCATTTGCTTTTTATCTTTATCGATCGATTTTCTTAGAGATTTATTAAATTTCTTATCTTTAGTTCTCGCAAAGTCACTTTGCAAACCAGAGTAATTACCATATGCTTTTTGCCTGGCCTTTATAACTCCCCACTTCATTCCTTTAACGCCGGAATGATATAGAGAATCATAAATATGTTCATAATCGGTATACAATAGACTCACCTACTCTTAATTGGAAGTTTATTGATTTCTTCCATGATTTTCTGAGCCGAACCATTACCGCCGAGCTTTTTGTATGGTTTGAACAAATAGGTTTCCATATTCTCGTACTCTTCTTTTGTGATATAGCCACGATCAATATATCGCATGCCCTTGGTTACAATGCGATCATGCGCAAGACCGACTAGCATTTCTGCCTGAGCGGCTGCCATTTTTTCTTTCTCTTCAGAATGGCTATTACGGTTATTGAACCATGTCCAAAATCCAGAAGACGCCATGACGGCGCAAACTACAGTCACCGCCATATCAATAAGATGCTGTTGCTCCATCAAATATCACCATCTTATCCGATTAGGAAATATGGACGAATGCCTTTTTCAGAATCAGCCCAACCCCAGTTAGCTAAGAGATTATCCGTAACGACAGCAAAGCCAGTAGTGCTTACTGGATCTCGTAGCCACCATTCTTTATTGTCGTCGCCAACCAACATTGTTGGGCCGTTCATTCTGAAAGCAGCAAATTGTCCGTTATAAACGATGGGATACTGCCCGTTAGCGGTAAGAGGACTAAAGAAATGGTCGCCATAAATATAGCAAGTTGACGCAAGAGAGATAGTTGTGTTTTCGGATCGACAATTAAATGCTCCAGATACCGAAGATCCATCTCGCTCATAAGTGCCACCTTCTTTATGCTCAATCACGTGACCGGAAAATGTATTATTGATTGTGTTCCTAGCAGTGCTAAGAGATGACTTGTACAGCTTGCTGTTGAAATATCCATTCCAATTGGAACGAGAGTCCTCATAAGAAGACGAATATAGTGACGTAGTTGGCATGATTACCGCATGATGCCTCATGAATGTCTGATCTCCGCCTTTGTAGAAATAGTCAAGATCAACAACTTGCCACTTAATACCACCAATAGTCCAATAATCTCCAACATAAATATCATTAAATTTGCCAGAGCTAATAGCCTGATATTGCTGGGCACTAACTGAAGTGCCAAGATTATTGTTACGCCAAATATTACGATGCATAACCGGGTTATTCTCAAATAAAGAATACTTCAGCTGATCGATAGAAACAGTCTTTGTTCCAGACGCACCATCAATCAAAAGAACATCAGTGTCTGAAACTTTAGTTGTTCGTGCATACTCTGTAATTTTCATTAAATATGCTCCTATTCTCCATTGTATTTTCTCTGACCAGTAATTGGCGCACCATTGCTATCCATCACCGGTCTGCCGGCAGAGTCCTCAATCGACACTACAGAATATCCGCCAGAAGCCATCAAATCAATTTTCTTAGTCAATTCTGTAATCTGATTTTGAAGATTTGTTGCGGCATTAGAATTGAGATTGACTTGCATGGTACGGAACCAAGCCTCGAACTGACTCTTATTTGTTGCTAAATTCGAAGAATATTCGTCCTTAGCATGGCTCATCCAGTCATTCCACTCAGAAGACCAAGCCTCAACAAAACGTTCGATCGTAATTGTCGTCAATGGTCCAGTAACAAAAGGACAATCCTTAGTTCCAACCTTATAGTCAATATCGGAAATTGCAATCGATGTTGCAGCCTTTCGCACAGTAATATAAGCAATTGGATATTGTCTACTTGATCCGGCTCCAATTGTTGGCTTTACTGGGGTTTCTGCGGGTTCGCCTTGAACTACAGTAATTGAGTTTACCCTAGACCCAGAGTTAACATCAAATACGACCGCATCAATTCTATCATAAATTGGATGAGCAGAGTTAAGCAATACCTGAAAATCGGAATCGTTCTTAATCCAAGTATGGTTAAACCACGCCCTACCAGTGCCAACGGATACACTTGTACCAGTTGATGGCTTAACTAAAAATGCCGAGCCAATAGACTGATACACACCATCGCAAATAACACCGTCAAAAATCTCGCCAAACTGGACAGCGTCGTATTTCCTGTCTCCATTTTGCGAGTTATAAAAACCATAGGTTATAGCCACTACTTTACCTCCTTATTTATTACTTCAAATGTTGGGTAACATTTAATAGCGGAGTCAGTATACGAATAAATATACTCAGTAATCATGGCTGTAAACATCCGCCTATATTTGTCCTCTACTTGAACGATATCGCCAATATTATAGTCTTGCTTATACTTGAATTGTGAACGTGTAGATTCAAGCTCTCCATCAAAAATGGTTGTGACTTGATGTTTTGCTAGCTCTCTATCGCCTCTAGTATTAAGTGTAGAATAATATTCGCTACTGCTCAAAGTTCGTTCTGTTTTTGAACCAGGATCCCTTACTTTTGTTCTTAGATCACGAGCATCTACAAATAATTCTCGTCTATCTAATCCTGTATCCCCAGTCCAATCGTTAGACTTGTACCAACGATCGTTACCTTCCCCTTCTCCACCAACCAAAGCTACAGTTTTGTAATCTTGATTGGATTCGTATGAATTAGCATTCAATAAGTTCTCAAATGCTGGAGAAAATATAACAACTGGATTCTTTGTTTGGTTATATGATCTATCTTCATTGGTTAGGAGTTTAAAAATGAAATTACCATCAGTTGGCATTGTCAATTTAAAACCGATTCCGTATTTACTGCATAAATTTGTTGTTAACTCATAAATATTGTCGCCAGTAAACTGGGTTTCGATTTTCATTGACTTTAATTTCTCATCATAATTCCAAGCAGTTGATAGACCTTTAATATTTCTAGCACTTGCAGATGACTTGATGCAATTTGATGTTATCGTATCAATTATGCAGTCTTGTACTGTCTTATTGTGATACTCTAGACCCCATGCAATTCGTCGATCTAAAATACTTTCCAACGATCGTCCAGAAATCTTTACTGTATCTTCGCCATCAGCCTCAGATTTGACATAAATAGATTCGATTATCATCGTATGTTCAGATTCTGGATTTACAACATACCAGTTTTGTTTCAGATAATCAAATAGATTAGGATCATATGGCAGAATAATTTCGAAATCACCACATTTATTAAAGCGATCAGTCCAAATAAATGAAATATAATCATCTAACATGCGAACCGTTTCGAACTCTCGATTCAAAATATATGGCGTTATCATAATTATACTCCAAATAGTAGATTGGTCGTCCTAATTTCAAATCTTACCTGTTGGTTTGGATCGTCAGTAATAGCATATGCGAATTTGTTATGCCCTTGAGATAACTGAAGCCAATTCGAAGACCTATCCAAGCAATTAAGAACATTATATGTCTTTCCTGCTCTAGACAGAAGCACATATTTATAGCCTTTAATTGTGGAAATAGACAACTCATCGGATGAAGAAAATGTCTTGCCAGTTACCTTCTGAATAACTCCAAGATCGATTGTCATATTCTCGCCAGTATCGACATTAGAAATACGAATCTTCTTGTTAAGGTCGCCAAATGGAGAAAATGACATTACAAATCCAGTTTCAACTTCGCCTGTATAATAAATATCATGTACGAAGTTTCCTCGAATAATACCAAACTCCAAAAGAGCTGTTGTTAAAGATTCATTAGAAAATGGGAATTCAAAATTTGGAGAAATAGCATAAAATGAATACAGCTTTTCTACACCGTTTTGAATGTCTGTGAAATATGAATCAGGGCACACAATTGAGATTTGAATATGCTGAGTTTCCTCAAAAATCTCAGGCTCAACTCGTTCGATATATCCGTACGTAGCAGCGTGTCTTGTTCCAGTCTTAACTTCGATGGTTACTTTCTCTTTAAGAGGAAAATATTTATACAATTCTAGTCGCTGAATTTCAACATCGTTACCATGAAGTGCAAATTCAATAACGATATTACGGGTTTTTGCTCTAGCGGAATTGTATACGCCACCATCAAAGGTTACAACGTTACTAACTGATACATCAGCCTCGACCGGGCCGAGCCCGGAAATCTTAGTAATAAGAAAACCGGACTCAATGCCCCTATCGAGAATAAATTCTTTTGAATCTTTCTTTTTGTTAGTAACTTTAATACTTTTAATCATTAATTTTACTACCCCCTATGACGAGCAATTGACATAGCATTCTTTGTATTTCGATATACATCGCTAGGGTCAAGTGCCTTAGGCGATAGATTCGTTTGATTAATATTGATAGAAGTGTCAGCTTCCATAAGTGCTGTAGTATACTTATCCATGTCAGACCTAAGGTTATTAATTGAATTAACAATCATAGATCCATCCTTAGACATAGCATTTACTTCAGCATTAAGTCGCATAGACGTACCAAGACGAAGACTACCAAATAATCCATCCATCTTACCAGTAATGACTGGAGAAATATTAGGCTTGTATGACTTACCATTGAGTGCGCTAAGGTTGCTTTCCATAGAGGATACCGCATCAGATGCAACATCAGAAGATGCAGCAATAACTTTATCCTTAAACGCAAGCATACCATTTGCAAGACCAAGCGAGACATACATACCTTGTTCGTGCATTACCCTTGATGGGGATTTAATTTGTAATCTAGCCTTAGAGGCTTCCATTGCTGCCTTTGCAATTGCGTCCGCAGCATTCACGACTTTATTCTGGTTTGCTCGGATACCATTTGCCAGACCATCAGCAAGATACCAACCAGCATCATAGATTTCTTGACCGTGACTATTAAGTTCACTTACAATGGAGCTCATAATACCAGAGACTGCTTCAGTTGCAGCTGTGTTATTAGAGGCAATTCCACTAGCAAGCTGCCCAATAATCTCAGATCCAGTTGTGTATACAGATTCGTAAACTTTACTAGATTCACTAGATACTGTGTTAGATGCTTCGGTCATAGCAGAAGACATAGCGGCACTAATATCGCCGTTCTTAGCAGCGACACCGGCAGAAATACCATCGGCTATCGCACTACCAATTCCGTTTCCGGCTTCGGTAAACGATCCACTCCCATTTTGAATGCTTTCTGTAACCTGCTGAATCATGGAGTCCATGGCGGCACTAATCTCGCTAGACTTCTCTGTAATAGCTGTAGTCATAGCTGTTAGCTGCTCGCTGAACGCCGTAGAAATAGCGGTCATCTTCTCTGGGTCCTCAGCAAGGCCGTTTACAAGATCAGAAATTGAAGATGCAACAGACGCACCGTCAACTCCGCTCATAGTAGACAATGCCCAAGCGAATTCACCAGTAGCAGAACTTAATTGTTTAATATTATCTGCTGTAGCTCCGCCAAGTTCATCGAATTGAGCTAAGCCATTAGCAATTAATGTAAGCTGATATTGAATATTGTCGGGAACCTGAAGACCGGACCAAGACCTAATTCCAGCCGCCAAATCTGTAAGTGTAGGACCAAGAGAACTGAGTGTATCAGCACCCCAACCCTTATTCCAGAATTCACCAACACCTTCGGCAAGCCTTCTAAGATCGCTCTCAATATCCTTTGGAACGACAACGGTTCTGAATTGTTTGACACCTTCACCCAAAACTGTCAGTGCATTACCAGTTGCCTCAGCTGCTCCTGTTGAGAAGAAATCAGTCAATGCGAAGTTGCGGATACCATCTGCGATCTTTGCCATACCAGTTGAAATATTGTCTAGTGCATCCTTGTTTAGATCCAGTGCTGTCCACTTCTTAATAGCATCAGGAAGCTCGCTAAGTGGTCCTGTAATATTCTCAACAGACATTGAGCTAAATATGTCAAGAAGACCAAACGAATTAAGTCCCTCTGCCAGTACAGAAAGTCCGACACCTAAGGTATCTGGAATTTCAACACCGTTCCACTTAGCAATAGACCCAGCAAGGGTACCAATGCTGTCAGCAGAAATGGCAACAGATGCGGCACCAAGCATATCGAAGTTTAATCCAGCTAAACCACGACCAAGAGCACTCAAAGAAGCCTCAAGACTTGGATTCAATTCTACATCTGACCACTTAGCAACACTGTCGGCCAATGCACCAATATTTTCATGAACCTTATTTACTACATCTGCTCCCCAGTCATCAAAAGACAAATATGATAGACCATTGCCAAGAGCTTTGAGTCCATCTTCAAGAGAGCTATTAATCTTAACTTTACTCCATTTTGACACTCCGTCAGCAAGGTCACCAATCACTGGAGCAATCTTTGCTAATGCGTCAGCACCAAAGCCGCTAAGCGTATTTAGCAGTGATCCAACAGCAATAGCTTCGAGAGACTTTCTAATATTCTCAGCGCCTTGCTCGCCACGCTTGCCAACATCTGCAAAATCGGCTAAGGCTCTGCTAATTCCAACCAATGGTCCAGAAATAACAGCCAAAGCAGCGCCACTAATTCCAAGCATAGGGGCCACTAGAGCTAAAGGCACAGAAATCGCAGCCAAAGAGCCAACCGCAACGAGCATATTAGCAATACCAGTTAGCATATCATCTGGTGGAATACTGCTAATCTCTTTAAACGCTGCCGACATTGGAATGAGTGTACCACTAAGAATTGTTAGTGTAATCGCTCCGAACATTGGTAATGGTGCCAGCAATCCAATAAATGAAGAAATACCAGCAAGCACACCAATCGTAGAAATGATTGTCTTTATGCCCTTATCCAAATCTTTATCAGCGATCTTAGATAATGTTTGGAATGCTATAGAAATAGGAATAAGGCTTAAAGAAATAAAGCTAAGTGCAATAGAGCCAAGTAAGCCAGCACCCATTGGTAGCATGCCAAGGAATGTGGTAATTCCAGCAAGGACTACAAGACTTGTACTTAATGCCCTAAGTGCGTTCTCAACACCATCAGAAGAAATACTCGATAGTTGAGTAAACGCCTGAGCTAACGGAATAAGAGCATTAGTCGTAATGGTCAACGCAATTCCAGCTAGGATTGCTCCACCAGGATTCAAATATCCCATTGCGGTTACAATGCCACCAAGAATAACCATTGCTCCAGCGAGAACCCCAAGTGCTGGTAGAGCCGAATCTACATTGATCTCAGATACCTTCTTAATTGCCTCAGCAATAATGAAAAGATCAAGCGACAATGCTGTAATGGCGATTACTGCACCCATGTTTTCAAGGAAACCAGAGTCAAGCTCGGTCATAGCTTTTATGACTAGAACCATCTCAGTAAGCGCGATTGCTAGCATTTTTAGACCATTTGCACCTGATTGCCAATCTATCTGCGACAGCTTAACAATAGCATTAGCAATAACATCAGACGTGAATGCAAGAATAAGCATCGACAGTGAATTGAATACCGATACTTTTGCAGTTGGCATAGCTCTAAGAGCAAGTACTAATACACCCATTGCGCCAGCAATACCAAGAATTCCTTGTACTAGTTTTGCTGGTTCCATTTCACTAAAGGAAATAACACTATTTTGAAGTACCTTAACAGCCGCAGCCATAGCGAGCAATGCGACCGATGTACCAACACTGATCTTAGTCTCATCAATGATTCGCATCGCAATACCAAGAGCTGTTAGCATTGCAGTTACACCAATTACGCCCTTTGTTAAGTCTTTCGGATCAAGAGCACTAAATGTCTTTACGGTTTTAGAAATAATATTGATGGCTTGACTCATGGCAATAAGTGCCAAAGATACCTTAGCAGCATCCAGACCCTTAACTTCAGCCAAACCCTTCATTACTTTAACCATAACGCCCATAAGGATGGCTAAAGTCGTAGCACTGCCCATCATCTTTGATTGATCAAGGTCTGATAGGCGTTTAATAGCTTTACTAATCGTGTTAATTGAATGAGTAAATGCTATTACTACCATAGATACTGACAAGCTGTTGCCAAGAGTAAATTCATGAGCAAATTTAGACATCACGGACATAACTTTACCAAGAACTGCAAGGATAGCAGTAACCGTAGCAAAGCTTCCCATGAGTTTATCTTGATCGATCTTAGCAAGCATGTCAATTGCTTTAGCAATCATTAATACGGATGTAGAAATGATAATAAGCTGACTAATCTTGATTGTACTAGTCATGTTCTTAACAGACTCAGTCAGACCATTCAACAAATTAGAAATATTACCAATAATATCTCCAGGACCACCACCGGATCCAGAATCTCTGCCTTTACCTTTGCCGCCGGTACCAACAAATGGCAAATTATCGAAGAACTCTTTAATTGTCTTGGCTACGCCAATGAGAGACTTAGCCATGACTACAAGACCGGCTGTAGAAATACCAGACATAACTTCGTCTAGCGAAATATTGTCTTTGATCCAGTCTTTAAGATCTCCAAGTAGTCCAAATATGTTCATTATCGCGCCACGGAAATTAGTAATAAGTCCCGGCAACGCTTTTATAACAGTTACGAATACCGCTGTGATTGCATCGAGAATAGATTCTGGTTTAAATCCAGCAGCATCTTCAATTTTATCTCTGATCTTACCAAAGAGGTCTTTAATACCATTAACAAGACTGTCAATTCCGTCTTTAATAGAATTCTTCCAGTCTTTAATCTTTTCAGAAATAACATCAAAAGTTAAAGTAGAATATTTAGAATTTAAATCTGTAAAGAAGTCTCCTATTTTGGCTAAAAGCTCAAGAGGAGCTCCAAGATCGATATGGAATAAAGCGGCGAAGGCTTTTGCTACACCAACAATGGTCTTTCGTCCCATATCGAGGATTGAGAATAGACCCTTAGCAATTCTTCCGATTCGACTAAGAGTTTCTTCTGTTGGTTTTAGATTCTCGCTTAGTTCACGGAACCTTACAGATAGATTGTATAATGTTTCAGCTGTAATTGGAGGGAATACATCGACCCATGCTTGATGAACGGCCTTTGCAATTGATACAAAATTATCAAAGAAGTTTGAGATACCATTAATTACCTCAGTCCTGCCGCCCATCTCTTTCCATGTTTTGGCAAGTTCAAGACGAGCTTTTGATGAGGCATCGATAAATGGGTTAATCTTTTCGTAGACTCCAGTCCAAAGCTCTTTTGCTTCAGATAGATCGCCAATTACGGTTCGCCAAATATCAGCCCAGCCAGTACCCAAGGATTCCTTAAGTGTATCGACAAGCTGAGTGAACGATTTAATCTTGGTAGCAGACTCATAAGCCATCTTTGCCATGTTAGCAAATTGCTTAGCCTGTGCTTCAGTGTATCCACTATCAATAATCTTTTTCATCAGGTTCTGATAGGCTTCTTCACTATCAACAACCTCACCAAGAATATTGGATGCCTCCAAGAAAACATCTTTGGTAAGCCATTGTTTTTCAAGAGAGTCCCTAAAGCTTCCCTTACTCTTGATTGCGTTCGTAGCAGCGTTATTGTTTCGCTTATCTGCAATCTGAACAAGCATGTCTTTAAACTGCGCATTAGACATGTTTGCATTATCCATCGACATCCAGTCAATCTGACGAAAGAAGCCAGTCGATAATGCCTGAGAAACCTGATACAAACCTCTTGCTGATTGCTCAGCAGTAGCACCGGTCATAGCTGAGAGGTTTGAAAGACCCTGAATAGCCTTCGTTGCTTCTTTAAGGTCAACACCAGCAGCAGTAAATGTACCAATGTTCCTTGTCATCTCACCGAATTTGTAAATCGTCTTATCGGCGTAAGTATTTAACTCATCCAAAGACGCATTTACATCATCGAGAGAATATCCTTTAGGAGAAACATTTGCGTAGATTGTCTGAAGAGACTGCAACTGGAGTTCGTACTCTCTAAGACCATCGATCAATGGGGTCATAGTAAAAGACGATACTAATTGTTGACCTGCAAATACCGCTCTGCTTGCAATACTAGACAAAATATTAAGAGCAACCATTCCGGTTACACTAAAGCGATTCTTGATCGAATCCAGAGCACTATTCAAACCATCGAGGTTAATATTCTTAAGAGCTGATGTAACTTTTTCGATGGATTTACTAGAATCTTCCATCTTAAGAGACTGTTTAAGATTCTGAAGAGATAGGGTTGTTTGCCTGACCCCTCGCTCAAATTGTTGGTTGTCAAATTGTACACGTACAACTTTATTATCGACAGTTTCGGCCATTAAGCATTAACCTCCATCCATAAATCTCTAGATAATTGATCAAATATCGGTTTCATAGCTGGGTTAACATAATCAATGCCATGTACATAACCGCCAGTTCCAGTGCCATGACCGTACTGAATAAGAATCGCTATGTTTTCACCTTTATTAGTATTTGTGTTATACCAATCTATTTGTAAATTTCCTTTACTTCTTGTTACTTTGTAGTTCCAGCTACTTGCAGTTTTGCCAGAACGAGAGGGGGTTGCAGCAGATAAGGCTTCTACTCCAATCTGACCGTACTTATTAAGAATTGCTTCTATGTTTGCTCTTTTAGAAAAAGATAAAAGCTTCTCTAGATTCTTAAAATCTCCAGATTCTTTAAAGCTTATCATGCTTCACCCCCATTTTGAATTAATCGATACTCTTAATGCCTGTGACAGTTCCGTTCTCATCAATGTTGACCGAGAGAACGTGATTCTTAATCATTCTACCGTCATGATCAAACGCAGAAAGCTTCTTGGTATCAGGATTGATGTAAAGCGTGTCAGTTACCATTGAACCAGACTCACTGAACAAATATGTATCACCTTCTACTTCACGAAGTCCTGTCTGCATTGCACCAGAGTCGTCAAATAGGTATTGCTTTCCGTCAATAGTCTGATGACCGGTAACCATATGACCATCACCATCAAGCCAATACCAAGTATTATCCTTGAAATACCACTGGCTAGTTTGAATGATACCCCATTTGTCATCGGTAACATACCAATTGCCGTCGTACTTGACCCATCCAAACTGCAACTCACCGGTTGGAGCAAAGAAATACTTAGCACCATTAATGGATTGCATTCCGCTTACCATCTTACCGATTGTGTCATCAGACTCAGAAAGATAATAGCACTTTCCGTTAATCCAATGCCAACCAGTCTCCATGTATCCTTGACCGTTGAACCAATACCAAGCATCAGTGACCCACATCCACTCATTCGCAGGATATGAACCATCACTACGCTGATACCACCAGCCGTTTGGACTGTGTACCCACTTTGGCTCGCCAACATATGTCGAAGTGATCTGATTCTTCAGTGCTGCCCAAGCGGACTCATCGACATACTGTGCTGGGCAATGTTTACCAGTTACATCATAATGACGAATAACTCGATCAGCAGTAATTCCGTATCGATACATCAGATCAGTTACAATTGCTCGAAGCGATGCAATCTGAGCAGCTGTAAAAGGAGCAGAGCCATCGGAGACACACTCAATAGAGATTGACCTCTGATTGCGATCGTAGTTACCAACAGCCCAAGCAGTGTCTCGCTCAGATACGCTTTGAGAAATCGTACCATCTTTGTCGACAAAATAATGTGCTGATGCATTACGATTTGGACCAGAAAAATAAACAAGATTATTATGACCAGAAGCATTAGTGCCGGTGTAGTGAACGGCAATATAGCTTACGCTTTTTCCACCTCGACCCCAATCCATGTTAGAGCCATGGCATTGGATAAATTCTGAAACTGTAAAACCCATTATTTATCTCCTAAATCTTTAGGACCGTCTTCCTCGGGTTTGTAATCGTCTGGAGCGCCCTCGTGATTATCTTCGATATTACTAATAGCAATATCAAACTTAGTTTTATTATCCATTAGTGTGCATCTCCCTTCGACGCCTTTCGTTTAATTCTCGATTTTGTCGCATTATTTCGTCAGGTGACATCTCTTTCTTAGTGTTGTCCTCTTCCATACAAACTCTAATTAATGTCATAAGCCGATTAAAATGCCACTTTTCGCACTCGAAAGGAATACTAGCTTTAGCCATCCAATAATATACCAATTCTGATGTAACAAACTTTGTTTGTCCAGATGTGGATCCGGATGAAAATGTCGTAGCTGTCATTGGATCATCAATATAGTTATTTATGGCTTCAAGATCTTCTTTAGTTATTCCTTCTAGATCTGCTGGAGTAATTCTTTTACCAACAGACATACAAATGATATAATCTAAGATCTCATCTTCAGTTTTTTCGGAAGTTAAAAATGGTTTATGCCACTTTGACTCCCATTTTGAAATAGAGATGAGAGAGTGCTCCAGTGATAATACTATCTCTTTTTTAAACGAGAACTCGGCTCTTTCTTCGTCGTATAATTCGACTTCTGGAATAGTTATTTGAAGCACTCTCTAACATCCCTCCTTACTTAGATACAGGATTAAGCTTCTGATCCTTAAGTACGCTAGCACATACGCTATTGACGAACTCGGCCGCCGCGTCTGCATCAGAAACTAGCTCCATAACAAGCTCCGAGTACGCCTCTGTCTGAGAGAACTCGATTGCTTTTTCTTCAGACTTGATGAACCTACGACCGTCCTGAGACTTCTCGCCGTAAGCTTTAAGAATAAGATCCTTGAAGAGCTTGAATAGCTTAGTGTTATCCTTCTCTTTCTGGATACGATCGATATACTGTTCCATACCACCGACCTCAGAGTTATCAAACTCCAGAATCTCAGCTTTTGTGAAATTGAAATAGTAATCGTCCTTAATCTTATTACCATCAAAGTCAGTGCACTCAATAGTCTTCTTGTACATGAGTTAACTCCTTATCAATTTAATAGTTTATCTTAACCGTGAATTGGTGTGCCTGGTGTACCACCGACAAGAGTGACAATCTCGTCAGGAAGTGGAAGAATAGGATCTGTGGTCTCAGTACCATAGAGCTTATCCTCGATCTTCTTGAGATTCTCTTTGGTAACCTTACGAGAATCGATAGTCAGAGTTGAGGTTGGCTTAATGCCCTTAACGTTAACTGGTGTGGTCTCAACGCTCCAAGAGAAAGTAATTGCGGATGGAGAGTTGTTAACAGTCTCATAGTTACGAGAAGATGGAGCAGCAGTAGCGCCGTAAACAAGGTGAATGTAGTAACCATCGTCAGAAGTGGTACCAGTATCGTTACCAATATTTGTACGATAAGAGAAGCCAAATGCCTTACGAGTCTGCTGACCAGCCTTGATGCCCTTTGCTACCTCAACAGAGCCATCGCACTCACCAAACTCATCAGGATAAGTATAAGCCTCAATCGTTGCCTTGAAAGACTCAGCAGAACGAAGAGAAGCATACTTAATATTGTCCGCATAAAGGTTATTTGCAGCAGCACCCTCAGGAGCTTCAGTAACCTTGGTCAGACCGTTCCAAGCAACACCCTTAGGATAATTACCAGTGTCGCCCTGAACATAGAGAACGCCGCGATCGCAGCCATTCTCAAACCAACGAGAACCAGTCTCGTCCCAAGAAATTTGTTTACCCATTTATAGTCCAATCTAATTGTAAATAGTAAATACGTCATGATTCAGACCATCGGCAACATAGTGACGATCATAAGTGCAATACTTAAAATTCAAAAGTCTATCAATTACTGGGTGTAAAGGAGACTTACTAATCACTTTAACCGAATATCTGAAATTACGTCTGTATGGCTCGTTATCGGCATTACGATTTTCGATACCGCTAGGTTCATAAACCATACATGGATACTCTAGTTTTATGTTTGATGGTGGTTGAAAGTAGGTTTTTCCTGTTAAGAATACCTCATCCCAAACAAATTCCAACTTTTGATGGAAGTCGAGTCTATTGTCCGTAAGAGTTTGCATTATACCTACCTCCAATCGACAAAATCATTCTTGGCGGCTCAACAGTAACAGAAGTAACCTTCCATTTACAACCAGCATACTCGACATAACGAATATTCATAAAATTATCATTAATAAACGCATCGGCAATAATGCTGATTTGGTTTTGAAGAGTAATGTTATCTACAGGAGCGCCTCCGTCAGATCGTCTATAGATCTTTTGAAGGTCACCCCTGTAGCGTATTTCAGAAATTACTTCTTCATAAATTCCTGGTTGAGTTTCTTCTGTTGTTGCGAAACCAATATTGCCATAAAACTTTCCCATTTTGAATTTCTCCTATCTTCTATAGATAAGAGAACTCATCCATAGAAATACTAAGGCTCGAGTGTCATCTCAACAGAGATAGCAGAGTATGGCTTAACAAGAGCACCAGAGCAACGAGTCTCAATGAGGTACTTCTGAGCATTGTAGTCAATGTCGAAGTCATCAAACAGAGTTACAGCGCCACCGTTGTCAGCACCAACATTGTAGTCCTTGAGGTTTACAATGATACCCTGAAGCTGATAACGCTTAGAATCGGAACCGACACGAGTCTTGTTCTCAAGAACAGGAACGGTAACAATCTTAGAAACGCGCAGCTTCTGAGCAAGCTTCTCAGGAGACTCGTAAATATCACGACCGGTAGAATCAGTAATAAGAAGCATACCAGTGAGAACATCCTCGGTAGTGTAGAATACTGGGTTACCGGAGCCGCGATAATTCTTACGAGCCTTGATGATTGCCTTAATCATCTTGCCGTATACCTTGTTCTCGTCATCCTTCTCAGCAGACTTGACTGCTACAGCAACGTTAGTGGTGTAGAGATTCTGGTCCTGCCAAATTGGGCGGATGTGATCGTGAGAGATGTGATCATCATCAGTTGAAGTACGACCGTCGCCACAAAGAATAGCGCCAGCAAGCTCCTCGTCGAGCATCATGCGCATTTCCTTCTTGAGCCAAGCAACAACATCAAAAGAAGTAATGTCGACCATGTTGTCGCGGTCCATTTTCTGCTTCTTATAAATGGTCTGTGGATCAGTGGTACGCTTCAGAAGCTTGAATACCTCTTCCTTCTTCTCCTTACCAGTGATGTAGCCCTTAGCCCTTGCCTCATCCTCAGTGATGTTTGCGAAGATAGACTTAACGCGGGAGAAAGGAGTACGAGAAACGCCGTTCATAACGTCCTCGACCCAGTCCATCTTGCGGGAAATAAACTCTGGCTCTGCGCCGATGGTCTTAGCATCTGGGAACAGGAAACCAACATCAGTGATGCTGTGCTGAAGAGCGTCGCCAAGAGTGATGTCCTCCATACCATGCTGGAGTGCGGACTCCTTTAGGGAGCCATAACGCTTTGCGTCGCGCAGTACCTCTTCCATATCCTCAGCAGAGTGTGCGAGGTAATCACCCTCAGCATCGAACAAATTGTGCTTCATATCTTCATCCTCTACATCTTCCTCGCCTGTAGCCTCACCCTGCTGTGCTGCCATACCTACGAGATAATACAATACGTCCTTCTGCTCGTCAGTCATCTCATCAATAACGTCCTGAATGGTCTTGTCGCCCTGTACTGGAGCCTGACCCTGTGGAGCCTGTGCCTGTGCATTCTGTGGATCCATGTTTTGTGTCCTTTCGTCAACACTTCCATTTTGATTATCTTCAACTACTTCAGGATCAGTCTCATCTGTATCTTCATCCTTTTTTGTAGCTGCATGATACAATTCGATATCAGTATCTGTATAGATTACTGCTTCCTCTGAACCGTCATCGCTATGCGCAATAACAGTGTCGATCATTGCGCCGGGATTTGCCCCAGCAAGAACCAAGCTAACTTCCCTAATAACACCATGCATTACATTAGAGCCGTTTTGCTTTAGCTTGTTTGCGTAAATTGATAGTTGTTTAATGTCGCCGTTCTGGACAGCTTCTTTCGCCATCTTACCAGACTCAGTGTTGTTAAATACTGCATAAGTATAAACACCCTCTGGTCGATTCTCTAGTATAGCATGTCCAAGAACATTCTCGACACCATTGTGCTGGTGCTGCCAGACCAACGGCACTTGTTTACCGTCGCAATCTTTAAACGCCCCAGAACGAATGATTCGTCCATCAGAACATTTAAGATCATTCCTGGTAGCCCAACCAGAAAAATCATAGTTCATAGAATCTTCTTTCCTAAATATTGCCCATCACCTTATTATATCCAATGGACATTACCGCTCCAGCAGCAGCTCCGATTAAAGCTCTTCTTACGTAAACTCTAGCCGCAGCGTTAACGACACTCCTGCCCTTTGCTCTATGCTGGTAATATCTACCTTGATCACTTTTCCAATATCCACCAGCAAAAGCAAGAGCACGTCCTCCAAGATTCTTCATTCGCGCATCTCTAGCATGAATATATTCTTCTGATTGTTTGCTCAGGACTCCAGCTTTAGCTTTGTTTTTTGCTACGGTCCAATTATTCTTAATGTCTAGGTTATGTTGACTTGCAACTGTACGCCTAATACCCCACTTGCCGGGCATGATAGATCGTCTTACAACTGTGCGTCTAACACCCCACTTCATGCCTTTAGTACCATGGTGCATCAGATATGAATTGTAAGTCTGTTCAAAATTAGAATACATTATCATTTACCTCCTAACTTTATTTCCAAACTCTCTCATAACATTTTTACCGACATTGTATGCTCTATCCAGCAAAACATCGTTCGATGGAATAGCTCCGTATTTCTGACCGATTCTTAAAGCCGTATAACCAATAAGCATTGATCCGCCTACAAATTGCATTCTTCCAGCCAAAATATTACCAACACCACGAACAGCCTTGCCAGCAGAATTCTTTGCATCTTTGACTTTTCGTTCTCTTACTGCTTGGTTAGCGCGTTTGCTCATGTCAGTATTTTTGACATAGTGGTCAAATGCTTCCTTATAACCAGGAATATGCTTAGAGTTATACTCAACTTTTTGTTTGATCAATTTTCTACGAGTTCCAGCACCTTCACCATAAAAAGATTTGGCTTTAGTGTACTCTTTTGCATCTTTTTTTGCTTTACGCCGGACACCCCACTTCATGCCTTTGATTCCAGAATGATATAAGGAAGAAGTGTAGAGATTGTTGTAGTTGCTATACATTACAGAGTATCAACAGATTCGGAATTCTTAAAATCAGAAGAGGACTTAGCCATCAGTGCGCCAATAAATACGTTTACGGCAGCAACGATTCCTGTTACCACTTCTGGATATGGAAGACCAGTAAGTCCATTAGAGATAAGAACTCCATTTACAGCGATGTAAAGAGTAATAAATGCTGGAATAAGAATACGACATACCCACTGAAGAGTGTCATATACTTTGTTTGATAGTGTCATTATTTTCCTTTCTGACCATAACTAATAGTTCCTTTTAGTGGGTGATATTTCATATTTGATTCGTCGAGGCTGTGACCATATCTCGCTTGTAGGCGTTTTTGCTCATTTTTTAGACTGATTGATTGTCCGGCGTAAGCGCCAGCCGTCGCCGCGGCAAGCCCAGAACTTGTAATTAATGCCTCACCAGCCTTCGCGATAGTACTGTTATATGAGGTTGTCATTAATGCCCCAATAGGTACAGTGATTGCCGCAGCTATAAGTGCATTTGCGGCATACCAGTTTGCCTCTTTTCTCTGTTTATATAATTTTAGTAGTTTATCTTGTTGCTTTTTCTTTTTATCGTCACTGATATTTACTTTTTTATTTTCAAATTTATTTAATTGTTTTTTTTTATTCCTAATACCCCACTTCATACCTTTCTTTCCAGAATGTGATAAATATGAGGAATATAGATTATTGTAATCAGTGTACA